TGAAGGGTGTCAGTGCTTGCTCCTGCTTTGGCTAGAGCTTTGAGGGTGTCAGGTAGCTTTTTGGCAAAGTCGAGGACCTTTTTCATCTCTCTGATGACTCGCTCGGCACTGAAGCGAGTGCCTGACTTATTTAGTCCCATAGTGAGATCGATAGAGTCCCTGAACTTCTCGGCATAGCCCTGGATGGCGTCTGTGAGCCCCTTGAGGCGTTTCTTTTCGGCTTCCGCTCGAGTCTTAGCTAGAGCAGCTAAACGGGCTGCCTCAGCCTCCTGCTCTTTCATGAGCTGAAGGTTCTCAGTGCGGCGGATGTTGTTATTTGAGAGTGACTCGGTGACTACATCGAGGCTGTCGGCGGTGTCATAGTTGAAACCTATCCAGGACAACATTGGTCCAGTTATGGAAGCTAGGAAGGTGACTATCTGACCAATACCTCGAGCAAGCACCTGAAAGATTTGCACAAAGTTTTTGATGAACTCTTTACCCTCTGGACCTGTTAGCCAGGTGGCGAGCTCCTGGAACATTGGAAGGAAGGCTGTGCCGATTTGCTCGGCGATGTCCTCGAATACCACCTGGAGCTTCTGGAAGGGGCTGAGGTTTGCAACACTCTCGGCTGTGCCGCTGAAAGTCTCTCCCAGGAACTTCATCGGGTCAGCGACTTTATTGATCCCAGGGATTAGCTTGTTCAGCGGCGTAAGGTTGCCAGCGAAAGCCTTAGCCATAGCACTCGACACCGAGCTCAAGTCTTTACCTGTGCCAGCTGCTACATCGGCAGCAAGCTGGAGAGCGTCGAAAGCCTTAGCGGTGTCCTTGAGTGGCAGGAGCAGGGTCTGAAATGCTGGGCGGAGCTCGTCATCGGTGATCCCAGTCGCAAACTGTAGCTTCTGGATTTGGGCGTCTAGGGCTTTGATTTGGTCAGCTGAAGCCCCTGTTAGGCGGTTAGTGGTGATCGCCAGCTTTGCCAGGCTTTTGTTATCCTCATCGGCTGCCTGGGAGACTTTACCGATTGCAGCGATTAGAGCAGCAGCTGAAGCTCCTTTGAGCAAGCCTCGGACTCCACCATTGGCTGACTTTAGTTTTTTCTTGAGGCGTGCCAGGCGGTTCTCGGTCTGCTTGAGTGTTTTAGCGAGCTGTCTATCGTCTCCGATGACATTGACTCTCACTGAGGTGGTGTTTTTACTCATAGCAAGTCCTCGAGGTTAGTGGTGCTGCCTATTTCTGAAGCTACCTCAATAAAGGCAACATACTCAGCCAGGGTCAGGTTCTTATAGTCCGAGGGGGACATCCTGAACCGCTGGCAAAAAATAGCCATGCGTCTAGCCTGTTCCTCTCTGTTTAGTCTTTTGGGTCGCTGTCATCCCCGATTAGCTCGAGTGCCGAGTCCAGGGTGAGGTTAGCGGTCTGCTCATAGGTGTAGCCAGGGTCTGTCCGCTTGGTCATAACGAAAATCAGAGCTCTGAGGAGCTTGCCTTTAGGCACTTTTACGCTCACGATGTCATCGATGGTCACGCCTGTGAGGTCCTCAATGGTCTCGATCTCGCCGAGGGTTAGTGTGTCGTAACTGATGTTCATCTTGATCCGTTTCTAGCCTTAGCAGTTTCCTGCTCTATGAGCTTGTTCATGTTGTCTCTGTAGGTGTCTAGCACCTGTTGTTTATTGTAGCCGAGGGCTCGAGCTAGGAACGGGTTAGGCATGATGTTCCTATTGATGTAGCCCTTCTCTGTTGCCCTGGCTCGGTCTGTTTTAGTGTCTCTGAACCAGCCCCAGTGAATGGGTTTCGAGTATTCGAGACCAGGACCACCAGCTCGGACCGCTGCCCCGTATTTGGTGCGGATGCCCTTGATGCTGGTGCGAAGTCTACCTGAGCGGCTAGGTGCTAAAGGTTTAGCAGCTTTTACCACTATTCGAGCAGACTCCACACCAGCCGCTGAGAGGGCTTTGGTGGGCGTGCCAATAGCCTGGAGAGCTTTGATGGTCTCATCCAGTCCGATGACTTTGATGCCCGCCTCAGCCACTTAGCTAGTCTTTTTGGTAAGTCCGTAGTAGATCGGCGGGGTTGCCGCTGGCGTGTGGGTGCTGTTGTCTACTGTCAGAGTGACATCGAACTTAGTGACATCGCCTGAAGTTAGCGAGATCGGTGGAAGCTCGTCAAAGATTACAGTCCCAGTCCAGTGAGGCTGGGTAGTGCTGGCGGGTGCGTTGCCCGATGGTGCAAGGGTGAAAGCTACCTGAGTGCCAAAGTTAGCGAATAGAAGCTGGTAAAGCGAGGTTGAGCTCTGTGAGTAGAGACCTGCCAGGCGGAGCTTCCATTGACCACCGACTCGGACCTCATCGAAGGTCCTGATGTCTCCTGGACCATCCTCGAGGGTGAGCTCGATGTTTTCACAATCTGGAGCGTAGTTAGTGGTATCGATCTTAAAAATGATGTTCTGAGCCTTGAGGCGGCTTGAGGTTGCCATTGGTTTCCTTAGAGGGTTATGAGTAGGTTCACCGAGATGTTAGCGGCTAGATACTCGGCGTTATTGGTGGTCAGGGTGTAGGGCTGGTTCACGCCAGTAAACTGTGCGTAATCTATGCCCTCGAGAGCTGTGAGGGTGGAGCTGATTAGTCCATCCAGAGCCTCGGTTGCTGTTTCGTTGTCAGCGGTTGCGGCGATTGCTACCATCTCCAGGCTGAGCAGGTATTCCCCGCCTAGCGTGCCGCTGGTGATGTAGGTTGGAGCGTTGTCGATGATAATGATCGGAGGGGTTATTCTGCCAGGAATGTAGTCCAGAACATCAAGCCCAGCGTTCGTCAGGTCGAGGCTGAACTCGGCTTTAGAGGCTGTGATTTCGTTCATTAGACAGCATGCCCCACATAAGGGAGCAGTAAGTTATAGGCGGGACTCATTGGGTCTTTACCTACTCTTACCGCTCCCCCGCCGAAATCGGCGAACTGTGCGATCCCGTTAGGAGCGTTGCGGCGGTGGTAGAGCTCGCTGGAAACCATGAGGACCGCTTGGTCCTGGATTTCAGTCGGCACTGTTGTAACTGTCCCGATGTAGTTAGTGACCAGGGCGAGCCCAGCGGTCAGACATGACTGAGGGAAATCAGTCGAGTCTTTCGTTCCTACATAGTCCTTGAACTCGGACAGGGTTACAGCCATCGCTTTAGTCCTTTTGGTTAGGCAGTTACATCCAGCTTCACGATTGCACCTGGGAACGGAACAGTTACAGCTCCGTAACCATATACAGCGTAGCTGTTCTGAAGGTTTGACTGACCGCTGATGTCATCGACCAAGCGAACAGGCGAGCCAGCACTCTCATAGGTGCGGACAGCGTTGCTGTTAGCTAGGTAGGCGAGACCGCTCGAGAGAGTGGTGTCTACGATGATCGGCATGCCAAAGATTGAGCCAGCTAGTAGGCGAGGGTCAGCGTTGCCGATGCTCTCACCATTTGCAGCTCCACCATCTAGGCGGACCAGTGGGCGACCAGCGGTATCAGCGACTGAGACTAGATACTTGTAGGCTACAGGGTCGCAAAGAATGAACTCAGGGTTCAGACCGCTGTTTACCTTGATGTATTTAGCTCCATCGGTGATGCCTTCTAGGATGCTCTTGGCGGTGCCGCCATCGGCGTCCATGACCTTGCCAGTCCAGTCCAAAGCTCCTAGAGCTGAGACCACAGCGGCATTGGTTGCGTTAGCGTAAGCGATGCTCATAGCCTGGAAAGCGGTGTCTAGGTAAGGCACTGATGAGCGTTCGACTAGCTGGCGGCTGAGGACAGTCTGACCAGCGTAAGTCTTTACAGCTGCTGAGGCGTTGTCGATGACGATGTTGCCCTGGGCGATTGCGTCGCCTTCTGCAGCCTGGACAGCTACTGAAGCCCCGTTAGTGGTTACGCTGGCGTAGTCCACAGTTAGACCATCAGCTGGAAGGACTCCTGATGAGAATACAGTCCAGGCTGGGCGGTTTAGGTCGATTAGGTTGTTGATGAAACCTACCCAGCCAGGCAGCATGTAGGTGTCTGCTGAGGTTGCTGGTGCGTAGGTGCGGAGAAGCTCCTGAGCTCGGTCATCGCCAGTCGCTAGAGCTTTGGCGTATTCTCCCTGGGAGCGGAAGTTGATAAAAGAAGGAGCGGCGGGTGCTGCTGGTGCGTTAGTTGCGGCGATCTCTCGGCGGAGCTCGGTAAGCTCCTCGGCGATTGCTCGAACTTCTAGCTCGGTGTTTTCAGACACTGAAAGCCTTTCGTTAGTGTTTTCGTCCTCGAGCTCAGTGACCTCTGGTTCAGCCTCTGGCTGTTCCTCAGCTTCCTGGTCCTCTCGGACTTGGGTGATGGTTGCCTGGGTGTAGGCGGGGAATACAACCGAGGAGACTTCCCTGAGATCGACCAGAGTCCTGGTGATTAGGTTGCCTTCTCGAGTTTGCTCAATAGGCACAAAGCCCACTGAGAACTTATTGACCGAGCCCGCTCTCATGAGCTCGAGAACATCGTTGCCGAGGGTGGTAGGTGCGACATAGGCAGTAATCTCGAAACCTGCCTCGGTGTCTCGACCTTCTAGGACATGTCCGATAATCTCCTCGTGTTGCCAGAACAGTTTGACATCCTCGACAGAACGGATCGATCCAGGTGCAAAGCGTTCGACATACTGCCCGCCGATGTTTGCGTCCTGGTTGTAGGGGACAGCGATGCCTGTGATGGTCCGCTCCTCGGCGGACTCCAGGCGTAGGGACATCTCTCGAGTCTCTAGCTTGCTCATAGGTTCTCCTTTACTCGGACTTCCTCAGGGGTCATCCAGGGTTCGCCACCTGTAGCGATGGCATAGGTCTCAAAGCGGTTCTTTTGGTCTGCCTTGAATAGTCCCTCAAAGCTGAACTGGACTCGAGTAGCTCGAGGCAGGCAGCGGCTGAGGGCGTCCTCGATGGCGTCTGTGTAGCTCATGAGTGTGTGAAGCCACATTGACTTCTGTTCATCCTGAAGGTTTGCATAGGTGTCGCTAGAGCCATCGACTCCAGTCAGCAATAGGCGGGCTGGCACGCCGAACAGTCGAGCTAGGTTCTGAGTGACTTGGCTCTGGTATTCGGTAAGTAGAGCGTCCTTAGGGGATAGCTGCACAGCCGAGTAATCGAAGCCTTCCGATAAGATGGCGATCTGTCTAGTGGCTTGCTTGGCGTGCCAGTTTGTGGTGATTGCTTCAGCCTGTTCCTGGTTGAGCATTTTGTTAGTTTTTAGGACACCTGTCGGAATACCTGCCCCGCTGAACCAGCTGGCGGCAAAGTCTCGAAGGTCGAGGGCTGCACTGATGTCCTGGGTGGCTGCCTGGATAGGTCCTGTGCCTTTTAGGTTGCCAGCTGTGGTGAACAGTCTCAGGTGTTCGATGTCTGCCTGGCTGTAGGTTTTACCCATGTAGTCGAATACTTTAACCCCTGTGAGCCCTGTAGGACCATCTAGGCGGACTCCCACTGAAGCAGCTGGCAGAATGGTCAGGTTATTGACTAAGCCCCTAGAGTCGTAAGTTTTGAACCAATAGGCATTGCCCTCGAGTGCGAGGCTGGTGACTGTGCTGAACAGGAAGTCACGCCTGGACTCGGTTAGCGAAGGGTTAGAGACCAGGAGCGGGTTCTCGATTTTTTGCTCAAGCCCGCCAGCGTAGCGGAAGGTCTCTAGCGGTAGAGCTTTG